GGCTTTTGCTTTCGCAATACAAGCCTCAACAATATATAAGTGTTCTTTATGACTAGGTTCTCTAATCCATTCTAACACTTTATTTAAATCATTAAATTTCACTTCTGACATAATATACTCCTTCTATTTAAGATATAAAGGTCCAGTCCACTGGATTGGATAGTTTCCAGTAAGAACATTTCCTCTAGGTGAATTTAAGGCAGGTGCATTGTAACCAGCGGCTTTCAATATATCACCTTTCTTAAAATGTTTAAAGTCTTCTTTTGCGATAAAACAAAAAACTCCAGTATCTTGTACAATCTTAATGTACTTCTTACCTTCTTTGATTTTTGTTTTACTATCCCAATTATCAACTTGTTCTTTTGAATAACCTGATAATTCTTTGCCACCCATAGTTGACCATTTAAAATAGTCTTCTTTGGCACCAGCCATCAAGTTTTTTATTCCATCATTTAAGTTATCAGCAGATTTATCAACTTTTATCATATTATTGGTCCTCATTTTTAAGTGTTAAGATAGTTCCAACAACTGAACCTATCATTATTGCAAGCATTATAAAAAACATTGTCCAGTTTTCTTGTCCTAAACAATGACCTCCACAATCTTCAATTGAACCAACTGCCAAAATGGCAGAAAGTATAGCAGTAATACTAAAAAAAGTATTCATAGTGTTTTGTCCTTTCGTTTTATTCATAATATACATACATATTACCATAGTTTAATAACATTGTCAAGCAAAAAATGCCCTAAAATGAAAAAAAATCAACAAAAAATACTAGTGTTCTTGTTTTGTTCTCTATTTTTCTTAAATAGTTGTGGAATTCATTGGAAAAAATGTAAATTTACACCCGATTACGGACGAATCAGCGAATCAATTTACAAATCGGTAGAAAAAGACAAATTTATTGCGTTTAGAACGGGACAAATTTCGTGTCCTTTTTAATTTTCAACTAAATATACTTAACAAAAGGATTTTATGGCGTTACCAAAGTTTGGTGTGAGTTTGTATTCCCCAGGTAAGGGAAAAAAGACTTCACAAGGGGTCAGAAAAAGGATGATAAAAAAATCATCTATGAATAAGAGTAAAAAACGAAGTTGGAAAGCATATAAAGGACAAGGAAAATAGTGGAAGGCAAATTTGTTATCAAAATTGGCAATCAACTACACACTTATACTCAATATGATGAAATTCCTAATGAGATAGGTGCGGTCATTTCGTTTGAGCCTAAATATCCTGAAGAACCACATACAGAAGAAGAACATAATTTAATAGAAACCTTTAACGACAAATTAAAACAATTAATGGAGAGAGAATGCCTGCGGTTACGAGGATAGGAGATAAAGATGTTACCCATTGTAGTACACCTGCAAGAGCAGTAGGTTCTCCAGATGTATTTTGCAATGGTATAGCTGTTAGTAGACAAGGCGATAATAACACGGTACACTTATTACCTGGTTTACCTTGCCCAGCACACGCTGCCCCTATTGCAACTGGTAGTACTACGGTCTTTATAAATGGCAAAGGTTGTGGTCGTGTAGGTGACGCAATATCGGGTTGTACAAGTGTTGCTCAAGGTTCTCCTAATGTCTTTGCCGGTTAGTGTATAAATATTAGTGTTATGGCATTCTACGATTCAAAAGCAAGCACTAGTAAAAAAAGAGTAAATAGGATTTATTCTGATTTAGACCTAGATTTCACAAGAAATCCGGTTACAGGAGATGTGGTTAAACTTATTGATGTAGACGCTGTTAAAAGAAGTGTAAAGAATTTAATACAAACAAATCATTATGAGAGACCTTTTCATCCTGAAATAGGAAGTGATGTAAGAGCATTGTTATTTGAAAATATGACGCCGTTAACTGCTCTTAATTTAGAAAGAAAAGTTGCTGAGGTTTTAATTAACTTTGAACCTAGAGCAAGTATTGAAAGTATCGTTGCAAGTCCTGATATAGACGCAAATAGATACCACTTACAAATTAGTTTCTATGTTGTAGGTATTCAATCACCAATCGTAGTAGAAACATTTTTACAAAGGTTAAGATAGATGGCAAGTACAAAACTAGATATTACAGAACTGGATTTTGACCAGATAAAACAAAATTTAAAAGTATTCTTACAAGGACAACCTGAATTTTCAGACTACAACTTTGAAGGTAGTGGTTTCGCTGTTCTATTAGACTTACTTGCTTACAATACACACTATCTAGGTTTCAATGCTAATATGTTAGCAAACGAAATGTATTTGGATTCTGCTGATGTTAGAGCAAATGTAGTTTCACTTGCTAAGATGTTAGGTTATACACCTGCAAGTGCAAAAGCACCTGTAGCAAATATTGATGTTGTTGTCAATGACGCAACAGGAACAACTTTAACAATGAATAAAGGTACGGTGTTTACTTCTTCTATAGACGGAACAACTTATAACTTTATCACTAATACAGATACAACAACTTCACCTGTTGATGGTGTATTTAAATTTTCTAGTATACCTGTTTACGAAGGTACACCAGTAACCTTTAGATATACGGTTGACACACAAGACCCAGACCAAAAATATATAATACCTAGTGTAAACGCTGATACAACTACACTACAAATAAAAGTACAAAAGAGTTTAAATGACCAAACTTCTGAAACATATACAGGTGTTTCTGGATTATTAAAATTAAATAACGAAAGTCAAATATACTTCTTATCAGAAACAGATACAGGTAAATTTGAAGTTAAGTTTGGTGATGGTATTATCGGTAAGAAATTAGAACACGGTAATATCATAATTATGGATTATATCGTAACCAATAGGTCAGAAGCGAATGGTGCTAAACTATTTAATCCTGCTGGTAATATTGGTTCGTTTTCAAATATCACGGTTACTACCGTATCAGAAGCACAAGGTGGTTCAGCACCTGAAACAAAAGAGAGTATTCGTTTCAATGCGCCACTTCAATATACTGCACAAGATAGAGCGGTAACAACTTCTGATTATGAAACAAAAGTAATATCAATTTATCCTAACACACAATCAGTTAGTGCTTGGGGAGGTGAAGATGACGAAACACCAGTTTATGGTGTTGTAAAAATCGCAATCAAACCTACTTCAGGTTCTACACTAACAACACAAACAAAAGCAGATATAGTTTCACAATTAAAAGAATATAATGTTGCTTCGGTAACACCTCAAATTGTGGATCCTGAAATAACAAGTATTGTTTTAAATTCAACTGCAAAGTATAATGAAAGAGCAACTACTAAAGACGCTGAAACAATTAAAGCAGATATTATTAGTACACTAGGTAGATACAATGTATCAACTTTACAAAAATTTGATAGTATGTTTAGACATTCTAAAGTTATCAAAGAGATTGATGAAACAGACGGAAGTATACTATCTAACATCACAACATTAAAAATTAGAAAATCATTTGCCCCTACATTAAATTCATCTTTGAAGTATAACATTTACTTTAGAAATGCAATTTACAATCCACATACTGGACATAATTCAGCAATGGGTGGTGTGGTTACATCTACAGGTTTCAAAGTAGCAGGTTCTACTTTTGAACAATTTTTAGATGATGATGGTAATGGAAATATAAGAGCATACTATCTATCAGGTGCAACTAGAGTTTATACTAACTCAACACAAGGTACGATTGATTATACAACTGGTGCAATTACAATTAATTCATTACAGATTACAGAAATTTCAAATATAAGAGGGAGTGCTTCAACGGTGATAGAAGTAACCGTGCAACCTGCTTCAAACGATATTGTTCCTGTTAGAGACCAGATTTTAGAGTTAGATATTACTAACTCAACGATTAAGGTTGAGAAGGATTCCTTTGTCGGAGGAAGCTCGGATGCTGGTGTCGGTTATACTACCACTTCTGCATATTAATTAGATGAAGTTTAATAAGAAGATTACAAACCTTCTGCAAGGTCAGTTACCTGAATTTGCATTAGAACAGCATCCTAAATTTTTAGAGTTTGTCAAAACTTATTTCCAGTTAATGGAATCTGCTGAACTGCAAATTACTTCTTCACAATCTACAGATGGTATCTTACTAGAAACAGAAACAGGTCAATCTAATAATTTAATATTAGACGCAAGTAGACTTGGTTCAGAAGCAACTCAAATAGACGCCGGTTCTAAAATCTTACAAGAGACTTCTTCTTTTGGTAAGTTTACAACTGGTGAAACAATTAAAGGCGAAACATCAAACGCAACTGCTGTTATATTAGCAGAAGATTTAGTTAACAATAGATTATTCATTACAGCAGAAGATAAATTTATAGAAGGTGAAACGGTTACAGGTATTTCTTCTCAAGCGTCTGGTGTATCAGGAACTTATAGACCTAATCCTGTAAAAACAATACAAGACTTATTATCATTTAGAGATCCAGATAAAGTTATCTCACACTTCTTATCTCAATTTAGAAATGAAGTATTAAATACAATACCTGAAAATTTAACAGACAATCTAAACAAAAGAGAATTAATTAAAAGAGTTAAATCTTTGTATCGTACTAAAGGTACTGCAAAAGGACACGAATTATTTTTTAGATTATTATTTGGTATCTCTTCTGAAACATTTTATCCTAAAGAACAAATGCTTAGAGTATCAGATGGTGAGTTTACTTCAAACACAATATTAAGATGTATTAATTCAGTCGGTGATACTGGTAAATTAATTGGAAGAAAAGTTGAAGGTATTACTTCTGGTGCAACTGCGATTGTAGAAAACATATCTCGTTTTCAGATTTCAAGTGAAGTTGTATCTGAATTTTTATTAAACCAAGAAAGTATTGTAGGTACATTCCAAGTAGGTGAAACTATTAGAGGTACTGAAACTGATACAGACGACTTGTATATTAAAACAACTATCACAGGTATACCTGGACAATTTACAATTACAAATGATGGTTCTCTATTTGAAGAATCCGACATTGTAGATTTAATAGGTGGTGGTGCTGGTCAAATTGTCAAGTTGCTGA